AATAACATTTGGGGATTTTACTGTACGTTTTATTGTTGATGAAGATCTGGTAAATTATAACTCTATTCATAAATGGATGAGAGATAATGGTAATGCAGATGAAATGAAACGTGTTACTACAGAAGAAGATATCTATACCAATGGACAATTACATATTGTTACGTCCGCATATAATCCAGCATTCATTGTAGAGTACAAAGATATATTTCCTGTATCTTTAAGTAACCTACAGTTTGATGCTACAATAACTGATGTTGAATACATTACTGCAGAGGTGACATTTAAGCACCAGCAGTTCTTTCTTTGTGATAAAAATATGAAACGCTTATGAATTTTGAATCTCTTCGTAATAAATTTGAAAAACTGAGAGCAGAGTGGACAGAAGATAGTCACATAGACTTTCAGTTTAAAAACAAACAATACAGTGCAGATCTGGGACAACTAGCTTTAGACATCCCTTTTCAACACAATAAATACTTAAACCATTACACTGATATCTCACAGATTAAATCTTCACTTGAATTTGAGATCCGTAAATTGGTTAGAACAAAGCGTGAGTATTACTCTGGCGAGGCAGACGCTAAGACATACGCCGCTAAACCATTTGGATCAAAATTATCTTCCGCTGAAATGAAAACTTACCTTGAGAGTGATGATGAAGTCATCCAACTTGAGGCGAAGATCAAATATCTAGATCAGATGTTGTACTGGTTGGATCAAGTCATGCGTCAAATTTCAAACAGAGGATTCCAAGTCAAGAGTGCTATTGAATGGGAAAAATTTGTTAACGGGCAATAATGTCTAACCTTACAGTAAAAAAGAAGAATGAAGTATACATTACTATTCATTCTGAAGAAGAGCATGTACATAGGGAACTATCAGATTACTTTACTTTTGAAGTTCCTGAAGCTAAGTTTTTAAAAAAGAATCCCAGATACAAATATTGGGATGGAACTATTCGTCTGTACTCACCAGGCACAGGTGAGTTGTATCATGGTCTAAGAAAACACTTAGAGATGTGGGCATATGAAAAGCAATATAATATTTCATATGAAAAGAATGATTGGTATGGAGACGTAGATGATCCTAATGACTTTGTATCACCACGTGGTGTTAAGACGTTCATGGATAAAATATCCAAAATAAAACCCCGTCCATACCAATACAAGGCAGTGTACGAGGCTTTAAAGAATAATCGTAAGTTGTTACTTTCTCCTACGGGATCTGGGAAGTCTCTTATGATCTACTCCATAGTCAGATACTATGCCGCCACCGCAAAGAAGATACTTATAGTCGTCCCAACTACTTCCCTTGTTGAGCAGATGGTTAGCGATTTCACTGAGTACGGGTGGGACGCTGATTCTTTTATTCATAAGATATATGGTGGTAAAGACAAGGTTACTGATAAAAATATTATAATATCTACTTGGCAATCTATTTACAAATTCCCTAAGAGATATTTTGATGATATAGATTGTGTCATTGGTGATGAAGCACATCTATTCAAGAGTAAATCATTGACTGGCATCATGACTAAGTTGCATAATGCTAAGTATAGATTTGGATTCACTGGTACACTGGACGGATCCAAGACCCATAAGTGGGTACTTGAAGGATTGTTTGGAGATTATGAGAGGGTGACTAAAACAGATGATCTGATTAAGTCTGGTTATCTTTCTAAGTTTAGGATCAAAGTTCTCCTTTGTCAACATGCTCCTGAACATTTTGAATCATATCATGATGAGATAGATTATTTGGTTGAGAATAAAGGTAGAAATAATTTAATTAAAAATCTCGTTAGAGATCTAGATGGTAACACTCTAGTGCTATTTAACTATGTAGAAAAGCATGGAGAGCCTTTGTATGATTTGATAAATAATAATGTAGACAATGCACGGAAAGTATTTTTTGTGCATGGTGGAACAGATGTAGAAGATAGAGAAGAAGTTCGCCAACTTACTGAGACTGAGAACAATGCAATAATCATTGCTTCTTATGGAACTTTCTCTACTGGTATTAATATTAAAAGATTACATAACATTATCTTTGCTTCTCCTAGTAAGTCACGTATCCGCAACCTCCAGTCTATCGGGCGTGTACTTAGAAAAGGTGAAGGTAAAGACATAGCAACCTTATATGATATAGCTGACGACATTGGTGGTCAGAATTATACACTAAGACATTTGAATGAAAGAGTCAACATTTACAATGAAGAAAACTTTAAGTATGAGGTTATTAGAGTAAACCTTAGAGCAAACTAATATGGATGAAGAATTTTATGCCACGGTCAAATTAATTTCTGGGGAAGAAATAGTTTCTAAAGTTGTCTATCTAGAAGATGAAGACAAAGTGTTACTAGAAAACCCTCTCCAAGTTCAATCTGCAAAACAAAGGAAAGGGCAGCTAGAAATATCTGGTTTTTCTTTTAGTGAATGGATCAGTGCGTCTTTTGATCAAATGTTTATTTTAAATAGGAGTCACATAATTACAATGACTGAAATTGATGCTCCTATTCTAGACTTCTATGAAAAGACTTTACTAAGATTATCTAATGGAAAGACTCTTACTGGAAGAGGTAAAAAATTACCTAGATCATCTGGATATCTAGGTTCTATTAATGACAATAAAATAAAACTAGAGGATATCTTTAATAAAAGCTAATACCTTCTCGTGAACCTCTACAAGGTTAATTGTACTGATATTCGCGGGGTTTGTCAAGCCCCCTTTACAAATTCATTTTCTCGTGCTATCATTAGTACATGATTATGGTAATAAACCATGGCACCCGCAGTAATGAAAAGAAAAAAGACAGAATACTACGTCAACAATAAAGAGTTCCTTGCTGCGATCACTGACTATCGGCAGAAGGTTCATGCCGCTAAAGAGGCAGGCGACCCACGCCCACGAGTCACCAATTACATAGGTGAATGCTTTCTAAAGATCGCAACACACTTATCATACAAACCAAACTTTGTCAACTACATGTTCCGTGAGGACATGATCTGTGACGGCATTGAAAACTGCCTTCAGTATATTGACAACTTTGACCCAGAAAAATCCAAGAACCCTTTTGCTTATTTTACTCAGATTATATACTATGCATTCTTGCGTAGGATCCAGAAGGAGAAAAAGCAACTAGAGATCAAAGGAAAGATACTAGAGAAGTCAGGTTATGATGAAGTCATGCATACTGATTCGTATTCTGGTGATATGTCTGGTATGAATGCTTCCTATTCTGATATGGGTAGCATCAAAGAAAACATTGAAACTAAAATGAATAGATGACAAGTGATCTCTACGAGGATATGGAGAAGCTCAATGCTCTCTACGAAGAACTTTGTTGGGATCATGATGATAAACTTGTGTTTACACATGATGGCAAGAGAGTTATGATTTACAATGAAACTCAAGAAGAGGGAATTAGATTCAATGCTAAATGAGTTAGAACGTAATTTAGCTATGGTGAGAATGATTCGTCACTCATCAAATAAAGTACGTGGTAAACTATCTTTTAAATCTGTTGATTCAACATGGAAGGTTTCCGAACCAACTGGAAAATTTTTACAATCTCTGATACTTAATTACAATGAAACTTAGAGAAACTGGAAGCGATAACGCTAAACCAAAAAAGAATCCTGAACAACTTAAAGCAGAAGAACAAACAGATAAAACAGATGAACAACTTCATGGTATAAAAAACCACAAACCTAATGTCTAGAAAGATCCATCCATCTGAATATTACTCAAGTGATATTTGGAAGAGAGATGTTCCACCAGTCACAGACTTTAAGAGAGGATCTACCTATAATAAGGTGGGTATGTGGGTGATGTGGACCTACTACATCATTATAATATTAATGGTAACAAGACTTATACTGGTATTAAACTCATGATATTAAAACAAGAAGTCATTGACAAGATCCAATTAGCTATGTTACACACCAAGAAGAATGGTGATATGAACTGGTTAGATGGTGATGATATAGATGTATGTCTTGCTGGCACATTTGCTGGTGACAAGTTTATTACTATCATTAACAGGACACGTAGCAATACCACAAAGCAATGAGATTCAAAGCACTTGTTCATGTAAGATTGAGAGGATCTGTATCTGATGCTGCTGGTAATGCAGTGATGAATAATGTCAAAAGGATTGCCCCCGATCTTAAACCACATTTGTTGAGGATTGGTAAAGCAATTGACTTTTGGTTTGATGCAGAGACTGAAGAGATAGCAAGAGAACAGATGGATCTTCTGTCTGATAGGATGCTTGCTAATACTGTGATAGAAGATTGGGAATATAAGTTAGAGGAGACTGAAGAAACGGGTATCGGTAATATATCAAATGATAATGCTGGTACATCTAAACATTCTATATTTGACGCATGAAGATTGCACTGATTACCGATCAACATCTTGATGGGAGAAAAGGAAACATTAATTTCTGGAATTACTTTCAGAAATTTTATGACGATGTATTTTTTCCAACTCTTGAGAAAGAAGGTATCACCACAGTCATTGATTTGGGTGACACTTTTGATAACCGAAAGTCTATGGATTTTAATACTTTTAATCGTATTAAAGAAAACTATTTTGAAAGACTGAAAGAATATGAAGTCCATATGATTCTTGGTAATCATTGTACTTATTATAAGAATACTAATAGAATTAATTCTCCAGAACTTCTTCTAGAGAATTATAAAAACATTAGCATTTATGTTAATCCAAAAGAATTAACATTTGGTAGCAAATCATTT